AGAGAAGACGGTGTTATTACAATTGCAAAGGCTAACATTCCTGGTGGCCAGTGGAGAAACTTCAGCGGCGGCCCGACAAGATTCAACAGATCGAATACTGAGAGAACGTTCGAGATCTTCCTTGAGGAGGAAGAAGCGATCAGGCTCAAGGACCTCGGCTGGAATGTTAAGTGGCTCGAGAGCAAAAATGAGTCCGAGCCTAAGCAGGCACATCTTAAGATATCTATCAAGCTTGATGGTCCTAGGAAGTTCAGGCCTAAGATGTGGCTGACCAGAACCAAAGGTAATCCGATCCTTATGGATGAGGATCTTATTTCTCAGCTTGACTCAGATGATATTACAAGAGCTGCGCTGCAGATCCGTCCTTACGACTGGGAACTTGATAACGGAACCAAGGGAAGAAAAGCAATGCTTAAGCAGGGCTACTTCACGATCGAAGAAGACGACTTCGGCTCTGAGTTCTGGAATACAGACGACGGCGAAGAAGAGATGCCGTTCTCTGAATAATTATATTTATAGGGCTGGCTTCACGGCTGGCCCTTTTATTTTTGCTTATGAGTTTTAAACTAAGAGATCATCAGATAGCTGCACTTAAGAAGATGCACAATGGCTGCATATTAAACGGATCTGTTGGGTCAGGGAAAAGCATTACTTCCCTGGCCTATTATTTAGTTTGTGTGTGTCATGGGGACATTAAAACTTTTGAAATGAAGCGGCCAAGGGACTTGTATATTATCACTACCGCTACAAAAAGAGATAAAGGAGAATGGCCTTTTGAGTGCGCTGTTTTTGGGCTGGTTGAAGGTAAAAATAAGAATGGCGTAAATATTGTTATCGATAGCTGGAATAACATCGGCAAATATAGAAATGCGGTAGGCGCCTTCTTTATTTTCGATGAGCAAAGAGTTGTTGGCAAAGGAAAATGGGCGAAGACGTTTATTCACATTAGCAAGCACAATAAATGGATATTGCTGAGCGCTACACCAGGCGACAACTATATGGACTATTGTGCAGTATTTATTGCTAATGGATTCTATCGGAACCAAACAGACTTTGAGAGACAACACGTTATATTTAAGCCATATGTGAAGTATCGATCGGTAGACAGATACGTAAACATAAATAAGCTTAACTATTATCGCAACAAAGTCCTAGTTCCTATGGAGTTTGAACGGGGCGTTGTATATCACCATTATGACGTTCCGGTTCCATACGCCAATAAAGAGTACAAAGCGATAATGAGAGATCGGTGGAATATTTATAAAGACGCACCGATCGAGAATGCAAGCGATCTCTGTTACACACTTAGGCGGTTGGTAAACAGTGATCATCGACGCTTAACGAAAGTCGGTGAGTTAATTGATCTTCATCCGAAAACAATTATATTTTACAACTTCACCTATGAAGCAGAGATGCTCATAGAGCTTTGCAACTCTAAGAATATTCCGGTTGCCAGATGGGATGGCAAAAAGCATGAGCCGATTCCAAAAGGAGACAGGTGGGTTTATATACTTCAGTACGCAGCTGGTGACAGCGGATGGAATTGTATAGAGACCGACACAATTATATTTTACTCACAGAATTATTCGTACAAGTCTACAGTTCAGGCTGCTGGAAGAATCGATAGGATGAACACGCCGTTCAAAGAATTATATTACTATCATGTCCGTTCTAAGGCTCCGATAGATCTAGCTATCCATAGAGCGCTCTCACAGAAGAAGAAATTCAATGAGAGAAAGTATTATAAGAGCTTCTGAGTGGGCAAGATTTACAGTCACTGGTATAGAGGGAAAGAGATAACGATAGTTCAATGGTAGAACGCCCATTTGGGAGACGCCGGTTCGAGTCCGGTAACGGGGTCTTTTTCTTTTTTGTTTAGGAGCAAATCATGCTTGAAAACAAATTTAAAACTAAATTAATCAAAAATATTAAGAGCCGATTTCCAGGCTCTTTTGTTTTTCATCTGGATCCAACAGAACTTCAAGGAGCTCCTGATCTCTTAGTCCTCTATAAAAATCATTGGGCGGCTCTCGAGGGAAAGAAAAACAAGTCAGCATCACTTAGACCTAATCAACAGTATTACGTTGACCGGTTTAATGAGATGTCATTTGCAAGAATTATATTTCCCGAGAACGAAAAGGAGGTCCTGGATGAAATGGAACGATCATTCGAGATATGAAGGGCAGCATTCGATGTTCAGCCCATCTCAGCCATCGTGGCTCAATTATGATGCGGCGAGGTTAAACATATTTCTTAATAACATCAAGGCGAAAGAGCGCGGCACAAGACTACACAAATTTGCACAGGATTGTATCGAGCTCGGTCAATGGCTCCCAAAGAAGCCAGTAACAACGTTGGCATTATACGTCAACGACGCCATATCCTTCGACATGAGGGCGGAGCAAGTACTGTTCTATTCCAAATATTTCTTTGGAACAACAGACGCTATTAGTTTTGATGGCGCGCAATTGAGAATACATGACCTTAAGACAGGTAGCATTCCAGGCAAACTAGATCAGCTTTTGATCTACGATGCTTTATTTTGTTTGGAATATGGAGTCGATCCTGGCGACATTGGTCATACTCTTAGAATTTATCAGTTTGACACCTTTGTCGAAAAGATTCCTGAAACAGAGGAGATCTTGAGGGCAATGGACCAAATAGAACAGATAAACGAGCTTCTTATGCTGAGGGAGGAAGAGGAAAATGGATGAATTATATTTAGGTTTGGATGACAAAGATCTATTCCTGGCTCACTATGGCAAATCCGTAGATGACGGTGCGCCTGGCGTTGGATCAGGACGATATCCCAAAGGATCTGGTGAGAATCCAAACCAGCACGTCCAGTATAAAGCATGGAGCTATGAAGAGACTCAGAAGCTGAGACAGAAAGGTCTTAGTGATAAAGAGATCGCTGAGTATTTTGGCATTAAGCAGAGTGATTTCAGACGTAAACAGTCTGTTGCCAAAAATGAAAAGATTGCTCAAGATCGTGCTACGGTCATGAAGCTTAGATATGATCGGCAGATGTCGTTTAGAGCGATCGAAGAAAAGACTGGCATATCTGCGTCACAAGCTAGAGCTCTTCTGAAAGACAGCGTTGAGAAGAAGCTTCAGGCAGACCGAGACACAATGGATATTCTTCGGAAACAGATCGAAGAAAAAGGGCACATTGACGTCGGATCAGGAACTGAACAGTATCTTGGAATAAGCGACACAAAGCTTAAACAAATGGTTAAGAACCTCGAAGACGAGGGCTATGTTCTTAGTCATCCCAAGGTCGAACAGGCTGGAACCGGATACAACACATCCCTTCTCGTTCTGTCTAAGAAGGACACTCCAAAAGGTTATATTTATAACCACATAGACGAGATCAAAACTATTGACGATCTTCAGGTTGTTTCTGATGGCGATCGTAAAGTAGTAAAAGAAAAGCATCCGCCAGTCAGCTTAGATTCTAGCAGGCTGGCTATTGTTTATGGTGACCAAGGCGGTACTGACAAAGACGGCCTTATTGAATTGAGACGCGGCGTAGATGATATTTCTCTTGGAAAGAACGACTATGCCCAGGTTCGTATCGCAGTGGATGGAACGCATTACCTTAAGGGCATGGCTGTATATTCAGACGACTTGCCTCCGGGAATTGATGTTCGTTTTAACACAAATAAGAAAACCGGAACACCCATCATGAATGAGGATCCAGACGGCAAGAGTGTACTTAAGCCTTTGAAGATTAAAGATGGTGATGAAGTATCTCTTAATTCGTTTGGAGCTACTATTGTCAGACAGAATGACTGGGTTGACGCAGATGGCAAAGAACATCAAGGGCTTGTAAATATAGTCAAGGACGCTGGAGCTTGGGGCGATCAGTCGAGAACTCTTGCGTCTCAGATGCTGGGCAAACAATCTCCTGAACTCGCTAAGAGACAGCTTACGATCGACTATGACGTACGTAAGCAGCAATATGATGATATTTGCGCTCTTACCAATCCTGCAGTCAAGCAGAAAATGCTTAAGTCATTTGCTGATGAATGCGATGCAGCAGCAGTTCATCTTAAAGCAGCTGCTATGCCTAGACAGGCTTGGAATGTCATTATTCCGATGCCGACTCTTAAGGACAACGAAATATACGCACCTCAGTTCAAAGATGGCGAAACCGTTGTTTGCGTTCGCTATCCTCACGAAGGTAAGTATCAGATCCCTCAGCTTGTTGTTAATAATAAGAACGCTGAAGGAAAAGCTATATTAGGCAACACTGCTCGAGATGCTGTTGGTATTAACTCGCATGTAGCAGAGAGATTGTCAGGAGCCGACTTCGACGGCGACACGGTCCTTGTAATACCAAATCCTGCTCAGCCTAACGGAAAACGTCTTATTCAGACAGCCCCTTCTCTTAAAGGTCTTAAAGATTTCGACGCTAAGGAGCGTTATCCTGGTTATCCTGGAATGAAGGTTATGACTCATGCTCAGACCCAAATGGAAATGGGCAAGATTTCAAACCTTATTACGGATATGACTATTCAGGGTGCTAGTGAAGACGAGCTTGCAAGAGCGACAAGACATTCACAGTGCGTTATTGACGCTGAAAAACACAAACTGAATTGGAGATTATCGGAAAAAGATAACGGCATTGCTGAATTAAAAGCCCGATATCAGCCTAAAGATCCTGTTACAGGAGAGGGCGGAGCTCAGACATTATTGTCAAGAGCTAAGAACCCTATTTACGTCCATAAGCGTAAGACTAATCAGGAATATGATATTGATCCGGAAACCGGAAAGAAGATATGGAACGAGGAAGATCCTTATACTTCTTGGAAGACCGGCGAAAAGAAATATCGTACTCAGAAGTCTTACAAGATGTATGAGACTGAAGACGCTAGAGATCTTATATCTAAACAGAATACTAGGATCGAACAGGTTTACGCAGATTATGCGAACCAGTGTAAAGCACTTGGTAATATGGCACGCAAAGAGTATAAGCATACTCCTAACCTTGTCTATAGCAAGGAAGCTGCTAAAGAATATGCTGCTGAAGTCAGCTCTCTTCAGGCACAGCTTAATACCGCCCTTAAAAACTCTCCTAGAGAGAGGCAAGCTCAGATCTTAGCTAATGCTAAGGTTAGAACAAAAATAGCTGAGCGTAAAGCAATTGGCGAAGAACCCTCAAACGGTGATATTCGTAAATGGAC